CCGAGAGTCTTGGAACTAGGAGTCTTCTCCTTAGGAGGATTATCATCCTCGGCCTTGGCCTTCCTGCCCTTAGTCAAAGGTACAACATCCTTGACAAGGTTCCCTAAGCTGTTTACAGCCTGGACCAATTGCGTCGTCTCACTTGTCATAGAACAAGGTTGGGACGTAACAGTCGAGGAATTCTTCAACTTCTGGAGCTCCCTGGCTTTTCTTCGGCGTTTTCGCCTCTTCCGTGAGGAAGACCGACTCCCTTTTGGAGAGGTATTCTTCATAGCAGAGTCTGAGGATCTCTCGGAGTTCTGATCTCCTGCGGTGTCGTTTATCTCGGTATTCATTAGAATATCTCCTAACATAAGTTTGAGCTAGATCAGTAGGTTTGTTTGACCTACGTAATGAGGGCATAAGGGGAATATCAACCCCGAGTTGTCGTGAAACCCTTCCGGGTTTACCCAAATAGGGGAGTTCTCCCCAAGGGTTCGGTTCTTTTCCGACATCCAACAATCCGCCCATCATCCGAAGGTAATCTGGCATAAATTTCCAGATTCCTTGCTCAGGCTGGGGAGATAGATCACCCTGTGGAAGCTTTATGACCTCACCTTTCATCGGTGGAAGGCCGAGGTTCTCGGTCCTCGTTTTCACAAGTCCGATTCTCTGTTTTAGGTGACGGGCAGTGACTGGATGAACCAAGTCAAAGCCCTGAATACCTAAACCACCTACCACCTTAGGGAGAGCGCCTAAAACATAGAAGGCTTCTCTATCAGAAATTAACCGGTATACTGAATCTCCAATTATGGAGCGATACGAATGGAAGAGGGCAGGCAACTGAGTCCCGCCTAACATAGTCCACCGTATCGGGGTTATATCAACACCCTTCAGTATGATCTTACCGGCAAACTCAGCAGCATCACCATTCAAACACTTATGATCCGATATTGGGACATTGTAGTCGCGGGCAAACTCGAGATATAAATCTCTTACTCGCCTATCTGCAATAACCACATCATCACCAAGGACCCTAAATGTATCCACAGGATTACAACCGATATACCTACATAGTCCTACCAACAACAAGTTATGAGTGAGACCAAACAACGGGAATGATGGGTTCAAGCCCATAGCCTGTCCTTTCTTTACTTCTATGAATAAACCATCATCACTGATGGGGAGCTCAAAGAACTCCAAAAGGCGGCCCCCCCCAATAGCTCTAAGAACTTGAGCCTGGAGGGAAAAGGGGAAGTTCCACGTTGCATCACTCAAATCCACTGAGTATACCCTTCTTCCATCTGTATGACATTGTCTTACGAAATCAATGCCAGATGCTTGATTAAAGGTACAATCAGTTGGTGTCAAAGCCAACACATGCAGAAGAAATTTCTGAAGGGGCTTCAACTGAGCTTGAACGTAAGGTTGTCCTATTAAGATAAGACGGGACTTCCCTCCACGATCACCAATGATGCACAGGTTTCCCTGCCATCTGGGATACCGCGGAGTGTCACTCATCCCTCTTAAATAGGATAAGCTCTGTACTCGGTCGGATTCCGTGTCACCAGGTGCGCCACTATTCACCCACTGGGCATAACTTCCCGATACTTTCGGTGTTATGGCCACAGATTGACCTGTCGGTCGAGGCCTCTGTTCAGGGACATCTCGATATTGGGCCCGTACATAATGTAGGGCCAAAGACAATATTGAGGTCCACTTAATTGGAGGATCATCAACAGGTAAAGAATAGACTGGCTCCTTAACCTTTTCTGGTTTATCCAGAGGTCCGGGAATAGCCTGGTACACATTAATGTAGGATAGACACCGTCTAATCTCACAATAATCTTCCTTCAATACAGCCTTGATTAAAGGGATCATTAGAGATTTGAACCGTTTAGGGTATAGTATCCCCTTATACCGGGATGTCCGGTACCATGGAAAGGAAAAGTTAACATCTCCGTCAACAATCCGTTGACACCAGGTTTTCACCTGTTTTGAGATATCAACAAAACCCTTATCTCCATGGTGGTTCCAGATCTTTATTAGAGTATTCCTCAGAGAAGGCCATGGTATACAACTAATGCATAGAGATAAATTATGCATTCAGGTATGCCCTCCTTTCCAGAAAGGTTGTGCCTAGTGTATAGGCTTCCACTGAAGGAAGAGGAGGATTACTACCTCCTTCGGATTAGG